AAAGAATGCCTTACCAGCTTGTTATACATTTACCAATGCTGTAATCAATACAGATCCATCAACACCACAATGGGTAAATCCAATATCAGGTGTTACTTGTAATGACTTAGGCTTTACAGGAACAACAACAGGAATAACCATTAATGAAGAGTTTGCCGATACATATCAATATAGATTTACCTTTACAGTTAATCCAACACAAGAGTGTGATTATGGTTTAGCTGAATATCCTTATGCTGTTCTATATTTTTATGATGGTATAACAACGGAAGTAATTTATTCAAATACCTTCTGTGATAACACACCAACAACAGTGAGTGTGGATAGATCTCTAATCATCACAGGAACATCAACATTTGGATTCTTCTTCTTGGGTGACTATTCCAACATAACAAATTATGGACAACAAATTATCAATCCCCCAAGATTTATTCCAACAGGATCAACGATTGATTATGCCGCTGAGTTCCCAACCAATGACTACAAACAAATTGATTTCATAACATCAATCAACAAGTATTTCAACATGATTGTTGTTCCAAATCCAGAAGCACCACAAAGGCTTATTGTTGAACCTATCGTGGATTACATTGGAAAGGGAAGAGTATTAGATTGGACAACCAAAGTTGATTTCAGTCAAACACAAAATCTTATTCCAACATCAGCACTTGTTAATGGAACATTGGAGTTTGAGTTTAAGAAAGATCAGGATTATGCAAATGATGATTTCTTTACACAAGCCAATAGAGTATTTGGATCAGACAAGTTTAACTTGGGATTACAATACAAGAATGAGACAACAAAGTTTGATACAATGTTTAGTTCTCCAATTGATATCACAGTCAATAATTCATATGTCCCACTTATTACTGTATCATCAATGTCCAAGCTTCAGACAGTAGACCAATCAGGAACTACATTACAGACATTTAGACCATTCAAAATTCTACCTAAATTAATATTTAGAGGATTAACCTTACCGAATGATAACTACGGATATATCGGGGGAACAGGGACAACAACAGGATCTTCAAGTTGCACCAGTGGAATTACTTTTACAACAAATATATCAGCACCATTTTATTATGATGATTGTTTTGGTGTTCAACAAGTTTACTATGCATCTGCTGGTTCAAATACAATACCAGGTTGTGCCGATCCATCAAGTGTTAGACCTCCTCTTATTTTATTTCCATATCCGGTATACTCAATTACAAACTCAGGAACTACTTGTGGAACTGTAACTGAACCATCAAAATACCAATACTATTATATTGAAGAAGCACAGATGGATAGATTCCAAAATCTAAATAGATTTACAACATATCCATTTAACTATAATAATTTTAGTCACTATTGTAATTACAGAGGAGAGGATAGAACAAATGTAACAGCCAGAGAGTTTTTATTTGAGAGTGAGGATCTATACGACATTTACTACAAACCTTATGTTGATGATTTAACAAGTGAGGAAAACAAAATATACAATTGTAAGATATATCTATATCCACAAGATATTCAGGGATTAAGATGGAACGAAAGAATCTTAATCAACAATACTTATTTCCGTATCAACAAAATAAATAATTTCAATATTCTTGAACCAAGTATATGTGATCTTGAATTGGTTAAGTTAACAAGAGAGTATGAAGGACATAGAGTTCTTTATTATGATCTAACCCCATGTTCAGGTGGAACAGTATTACATTCCAACTCTGACTTGATGTATCACTTATATGCTTATGCTGGAAACTATGTAACATTATTCCGTGAAGATTTAACACCACTCGGTTGTCATCAAGTATCAATTGGTGCTTACGATGCTAATGATACATACGAACACTATTGGTTAGGTTCAGGATTTACTTTTAATGGTGTTAATGTTTTTGATAATTGTGGATGCACTGGTAGAACACAATTTGATGTTGTTCAACAACAACCATTAACACAAACATTCTTTTATTATATTGGTTATGAGTGTAATACAAATACATCATATGTTTTCTCATCACTATCAACAGATCTTGATACAACAGGTTTAGTTTATAAGATTGAAGACCCATCATCAATATTAGCTCCAATATGTGTAACAGGTGTTACCGCAACATTTGTTCAATCAACAAATTATTCTAACATAAATCAATATGCTACTTGTTTTGAATGTGGTGGAACATTTGATCCTGATGCTGAGGTATACTTAAATGCTGTTGTCGCTGCTGGTGGATCTGTTAATACAGCGCAATCAGGATATACAAATACATTATTCTTAGATCTGAAAGCGGATGGTATTTATTCCAAGATGAGATCGTTCTATCCAATGTTAGGTGGAACATCTGCCTCAATAGCGATAGATGCTTATGATCCTGGCACTGGTTCAGATATTACTTGGACAGGTGGATGGACATTCAACGCATCAGGAGCAACATCAAACGGAACAAATGCTTATGGTAATACAAATGTTTATGTTTCAGCTTTAACTCTGAATAACATGCACCAATCAGTGTATATGTTAAATAACACTGTATTAACAGGATCGGCAGCAAACTATATTGGAGCAGCTGGTGGTTCTGGTCCAAAATATTTCGTAATAGCACAAGAAGGAACACCATTAGAATACTATGGTTTATCTGACAATGGTAGATCTACAACAAATGTTCCATTACCACAAGGACAATACTTAATATCGTCAACAGCATCAACAATGCAGAACTTGTATAGAAATGGATCATTAAGATTCTCTGGTAGTAGTTTAGCAACAGGAACAATCAATTATCCTATCTACATAGGAGCGATGAATAACGCAGGAACACCAATACAATACAACGCTAATCAATATGCGTTTGTAACGATAGGTCAGGGATTAAACGCAACAGAGATATCAAACCTATACACCACAATAAATGACTTTAATACTTCCTTAGGAAGAAATGTTTAACTATGAGTTGTAATTTTTATGTTCATAACGATCCAAACGCAGGAATGAAATATATTTCAGGAACTACTTGTAGTGGTTCTGTAACTGCAACAACTTTAACTTTTGGTCAACAGATCTGTATGAATGATTCAAGACCAATTATTAATTTGAATAACCTTCAAATTGGTGAATCATGTTTTCCTGTTACTCCCACTCCCACACCCACATCACCTGTTTTTTGTGTGTTCAGTGGATTAACTTATGAATATGCTGATTTCAAATGTCCAAATGATGGGTTAATTTATGAAGATATCTATGGTAAACTATACTTACAAATTGCGATAGGTGGGGTTATTACAGGAAATCATCCAGGTTTCAATTGGATAGTATCTAATGGTATTAATACAGAAACAATATATCAACCGCCAGGTCAATCTTATATTGAATACATTTATTTAAAAAAGGATTTTGTTTATACCGCAACAGGATGCACCGAAACAAACTACCCTGATTGGACTTTTACAAATACAAATGGTTTATATGAATGTTTTGGCACACCTACACCAACTCCAAGTATTACTGCCAGTCAGACGATGACTCCTACTCCAACTAATACTGTAACTCCAACAGAAAGTTCAACTTGTATTGAAATTGGTAATGGATTTCAAGGTGGTGCGGTTTATGATATATTAATTGATACTGATGATAAAATTGTATGTGTTGGTTCATTTCAAACATACTCTGGTTTTAATTGTAATGGTATTGTAAGATTGTTGCCGAGTGGGGAAAGAGATGCTGGATTTGCCATGGGTGCAGGACTTCAATATAATATCCAGACACCACAAGGACCTCAAAAAGTTCGTGGTATTGGAGAAAAAATAATAGCATATACTGGCAGCAGTTATATGGTAGCAGGACAATTTCAATTTTATTCAGGATCATGTTCTTATGGATATGCCAATATTCAATCAAACGGAAATTATACTAACAAACAACTTATATGTGATTACCAAGATCCAAGTTATAATGGTCCTTTAATTAATTTAGATAGTATAACAGGAATTATTAATGATGGTTCAAATCTATATTCAATTTCTTCTGATGACGGTGGTGGTAAGCTTTGGGTAAACAATGGTGACAATGATATTTGTTCTGTTGGTATCTTCAGAGTCAATAATACTTCATGGCAAAAAGATACCGCTTGGATACCTTATAACGGAACTACAAATTTATGTGGATGGGCGCCAGGTCCATTAGATTTTGTAAGAGATTCAAACGGAGATTATATTTGTGTTGGGGCAGATTTATTCAAAAACCCATTAGGGGTTTCTTATGGTATTGCTAAAATTAATGGTTCAGGAAATGAAGTTCCTATTTATGGAACTGGATTTACAAATCAAGCACAAAGAGTTGATTTACAAAGCGATGGAAAAACAATTGTCGCTGGTATCTTTACACAATATGCTAACACTTGGATCACAGGTGTTGTAAGATTAAATACTAATGGATCTTTAGATAATACATTTAGTTCCCCAACACCTTCGTCTCAATCTAATTGGTATAATGGATTTAGTGGTGGAACAAATAGTGTTTATGATGTTAAAGTTTTATCTAATGGTCAGATATTAATCGTTGGTAATTTTACACATTACTCAGGATATAATTGTAATAATATTGTTAAATTAAATTCTAACGGAACAATAGATTATAGTTTTCAATCAGGTGCAGGATTTAATGGAACAGCACGAGTTATTGCACAAAACTCAGCTGGTTACATATACATTGGTGGTGATTTTACAACTTACAATTATGTTGAAAGTGGTGGTTTAGTAAAAATAAGTATAAATGGTAGTTTAAAAGATTGCACAATTACGCCTACACCTACACAAACTCAAACTCAAACGAATACGCCTACACAAACTCAAACGCAAACGAATACATCTACTGTGACAACAACTCCAACCGAAACCCCTACGCAAACTCCAACTGTCAGCATCACAGCATCAAATACTCCAACCCCATCAATTACGGCATCAAATACCGCAACTCCAACAACAACATTAACTTTAACTCCAACAAATACAATCACTCCCACAGTAACTCCAACCAATACAGCCACACCCACACCCACACCCACAATACCTTTAAAATTCTATCGTGCTTGGTTTTATTCAATAAGTTGTAATGCAGTTAGCTTGGACGATATTAAAGTTTCTCAAACCTTAGTTGTTGGTAAATGGTATTGTATTGATAATAAAAGGTATCTCGTTCAAGCAACAGGAGGAGCTGGTTTTACCACTCTAATTGTAAATTCAGGACCTTACGATTCATGTTTTGATTTACCATGCCCTTAAATAAAATGAACCTATGGAAATAAAGATATTTTTAGATAACGAACAGATTGAATATACCGATATGTTTGAAAACAAGATAAATCAATATATGGATCAGTTAAGAGATTCCCTACCAACTTTGGTATCAGGACAAAATATGACTGATTTAATCAACCAATATACAAATGGCAACATCTAAAAAAATACAGTTAGTTTTTGATATTAATTCCAACGATGTAACGATAGCAACGGACAAAACCCTATCGCTTACCCAACAAGTTAGAATATTCAAAAGAGAATTACAAGGGATACCTGAGGGAACAAGGGAATTTGAAATCGTTAGAAATAAAATTAACGATACCAGTGATTCATTGGCGAGAGTTAATACAAAGTCAGGTGAGTTCTTTAATACCTTATCACTACTTCCAGGCCCAATTGGTGATGTTTCAAATCAATTGGATAGTTCCATTGGATTATTAAAGACATTCTCAGGGTTCTCATTAAAAGATATTGGTAATCAATTCAAGGGATTAGTTAAGGACTTGGCTGGTATATTTGATAACTTCTTTGGATTGAATAAGGAAGCTCAGAAATTAGCTGATACGAATGGTAACCTTAGTAATTCAACAGATAATCTTACTGAATCAACAAAACAGGCGGCTGAATCAAGTAAGTTATTTGACACAGCAGCTGGTTCTCAAGTTGTGGCAGCAGAAGAAGCAGCAAATTCATCAAAGAATTTAAGCGAGGCAGTTAAAACTACAACAGCCAGTTATGAAGAAAATTTGAAAATGCAAAAACTTCTTCAACAAGGAGAGGCAGAAGTTATTGATGGTAGAATTGTTCTAAAAGAACAAACCTTAGATTTATCAAATGCTACAAAACTTTTAACAAAAGAAGAATTAGCACAAATTCCAGCAACAGAAACAAATGCTGCTAAATACGCACTCAAAAATAAGATTGTTACTGAGGCAACATTAAAACAAAGATTAAACGCAACATCCACACAAGCACAGACATCAGCAGAAATACAAAATACGGGAGCCCTTGTAGGTAATACAGCAGCTGGAACGGTGAATGTTGCAACAACGGGAGCTATTACTGTCGCACAAAGGGTGGCAACGGTATCTACAAGAATTTGGACAGGGGCATTAATTGCGTTGAAGGCTGTATTGGTTTCATTAGGTATTGGATTATTGATTTCGTTATTATCATCAGGTGCTTCTTTATTGATGGATTGGTATAAAGGAACTGACAAAGCAGCTGAGGGATCTGAGAAAGCAGCAGGAGCAAATGATAAATTAGCCAAATCACAAGATGCGGTAAGAAAGTCAACTGAGAGAGGGATCAGTGCAATAGAGGCTGAAACAAAATCTCAAGTTACAAGAGCAAAGATGGCAGATAAAACTGCTGAGGATATATTCCGTATTGAACAGAATGGTCTTAATAAAAGAATTGCTTTATTGGAACAAGCCAATAAGAAATTAAAAGGTGCTGAACAGAACTATACAGATGAGATCATAAAACTTAGAAGAGAGTTTTCTCAGAACCAATTAGATTTCCAATTAGAACAACAAAAAGAGAGAGAGAAAAGTCGTAAGTCAGAACTTGATGCAGCAATCAAATTAGAGATTGATAAAGCAGACACTGATAAGGAAACATTACAAAGATTACTCAAGGAAAGATTAGATCTTGAATTGAAAGAACTTGGTAATAATGAAAATCAAAAAGAGTTAGCTCGTCAAGAATATGGAAGAAAATTAGATGAGGCAATTGCCGCAGATGAGAAGAAAAGAAACGATAGAAAATTAAAAGAGTTAGATGCTGCTGCTCAACTTGAAATAGACAAGAGAGATACAGATCTAAAAACTCTTCAAGGATTTTACGATCAGAAGTTAGCAATTGAATTACAGAACGAAGAATTATCTGAATCTGAAAGACAAGCACTTAGAGAGAAGTATTCCAAGTTAGCACAAGAGGCTATCAACAAAGATACATTACAAAGATTACAAACAGAACTTGAGGCTAACAGAGGAAACTATCAAGAACAACTTAGAATATATGGTGAGTTACAGACAGCTCTTACAACAACATTAAATCTTAACGAACAAGAAAGAGCATCTCTGATTAAACAATATCAAGATGCGTTATTACAAACAGTAGATTTATCATATCAAAATCAGGTAGATGGATTGAACTCAAAATACGATGAGTTCAGAAGATTTGATAAAGAATATTTTGATGGACAAAGAGCAGCACAAACTCAATTTCAGACCGATTTAGACGCTCTAAAAGCGAAAGGGGCAATCAATGACCAAGAGTATTTAAGTCGTTCTATTAAGATCTCAAAGGCTCGTAGAGACATTGATTTACTTGAGAGGAAAACCAAACAAGAAACAGTTGCCGCAGTAGGTGATGCATTCGGTAATCTATCAAAGATTGTTGGTGAAGATACAAAGGCTGGTAAAGCTTTCGCAATCGCTAAGACAACGATAGATACTTATTCATCTGCGGTAGCAGCTTATAGAGCTTTAGCGGGTATTCCTGTTGTGGGACCAGCACTCGGAGCAATTGCAGCCGCAGCAGCTGTTGCAGCAGGTATTGCGAATGTTAAGAAGATTGTATCAGTTCAGGTGCCAACCGATAGTGGTGGATCTGGTGGTGGAACAGGAGCAACCCCTCCACCTCCTCCGATACAAGTTAATGCTGTTAAGAGAGCACAGGGTGGTATGATACTTGGACCAGGTGGACAACAATCAGATTCAATTACAACAGCACTATCAAGTGGTGAGTTCGTTGTAAATGCGAGATCAACAAAGTTATTCGGTCCATTATTGGATACAATAAATTCATATGGAGCATTACCTCAATTTGCAGCAGCTGGATTGGGAGCACCAGGAACAAACAATATGAGAGAATCAAATGACAACATTGGTCAGATGATTGCTGATAGTATTTCACAATCACCAATTAGAACTTATGTTACAGGTCAAGAAATATCTAATCAACAACAGTTTGATAGAGTGATCAAACAAAGATCTCTTATTTAAAAGTGGTATAAATCAAAAAATTTAATATTTACAGGTAATGGATTCAACAAAAATTATTGAATTATTTATTGATGATGATTATGAAGATGCCGGTATTGAGGCAATTTCATTAGTGTCAAGACCAGCTCATGATGAGCCTTGGATGGCATTCAATTCCCAACTACAGAAGATGGAAGAAGAGGAAGAGATGAATCCATATACAATTGTTGAAGATGATTTTTGTAATCATAATCCTAAGTTAGATGAATTAGGTGAGAAGTATTCCACCCTTATTAAAGAGGGTTGGGAAGTAGTTAGAGTTGAAAAGATGACTCCAACAATGGTTTATACCATGCAACAACAAAAGTTCTCAAATCCAAATGCTGATTCACAATTAGATTCAGAAGACATAAGAGTAAGATACAAATATATCGGTCCAAGAGACGAGAAGAACAGACAATTCTGTGCTGACATGTTACAAAAGAATAGAGTGTATACCATTGAGGATATTGAAAGATTATCAAATCCTGAATTTGGTTCATACAATATCTTTTTGTGGAGAGGATCATTTAACTGCCGTCACGCATGGGTTAGATTGGTGTATAAGAAACAAGGAACAATTAGAAATAATGCCAACTCAACATCAGGTTTAATTACAGAAGATGTTGTATTAGGTCCTGATACAAGAAATAGTGCAACAAGAAGAAACCCAAGCGAAAGTGATTGGAGACCAGGTCAACCAAGAAATGGATCAGCATTCAGTAAGGACGAAGACATGGCTGGTTTGGAAGATTGGGAAGGATATGAAGCAATTGGAACAAAGATCTTAGACGGTAAAGAAGTTCCAAATTGTGTTCCAATTAAGATGACAGAAGATGACTTTGCAGAAAGTATTTCTGACTATCCTGAATCTGTTAAGAACGCAGCTGCGAGAGCAGTTAAATATGCTGACGAAAATGGATGGGGATCTTGTGGAACTGATGTTGGAAAACAAAGAGCATCACAACTTGCAAAAGGCGAGAATATCTCAGTAGATACAGTTAAGCGTATGTATTCTTATTTAAGTAGACATAAGGCTGATCTACAATCTTCAAAGAGTTATGACGATGGTTGTGGTAAACTGATGTATGATAGTTGGGGTGGAGAACCAGCACTTAAATGGGCTGAGACAAAACTAAGACAACTTGAAAAGCAAAAAATGACTTTCGCCTACGATGAAGAGAAAAGAATCCTTATTGGAGCAGCAATGGTGCCGAATAGAATGATTCATCGTTATGATCAGTTAGGTAATTTATACTATGTATTCTTCTCAAAGAAATCTATCAAGAAGATGGCTGATAAGTTCTTAAAACAAAAGAGAACTGACGAGACATCAGTAGAACATGATGGAATTAAATTAGGAGCAGACAAAGTTTATATCACTGAATCATGGGTATCAGAAGATCCAGTATATGACAAGTCAAAGAAGTATGGATTTGAATTACCAGAAGGAACTTGGTATGTTGCAATGAAAGTTGAAGATGACAAGATATGGAAAATGATTAAAGAAAAATCTCTTACAGGTTTTTCTGTTGAAGGATTATTCGCAGAGAAATCTATATTCTCAAAAGAGGACAAACAAATAAACCAAATAAAAAGTATACTTAAATCAATTAACGATGAATAGTAAGCAAGCAATTGACAAGATTATGAGAATACTTAATTTGACTCCACAAAAGTTTTATGAAGCTAAAACCTCACAAGGTATGGCTGTTAAGATTGATGGTGAGTTGGAATTAGGTGCTCCAATCTATGTCGCAACAGAAGAAGGTATGATTCCTGCACCAGACGGGACACACATGCTTGAAGACGGATCTGAAATAGAAGTTTCTGATGGTAAGATATCTAAGATAAAAGTAGGTAATATTGAATCTGAGGTAGAAGAACCAGAAGTATCTGAAGAAGATATGTCTCAAGTTGAGTTAGAGTTCGGTGATGTTAAGTTGAAAGATGGTGGTATTATAAGAATGGAAGGCGAAGAACCAGGTGTTGGTATCTTAGTTAAGAAAGTTTCTTATGATGGCACATTGACAGCTTTACAGGATGGAGAATACGAAACTGAAGGCGGAAAGGTAATTTCTGTTGTAGGTGGAGCAATCTCAGGATACCAAACAAAGGCTGAAAAAGATGCACAAGGTGGCAAATTCACAATCGCTGAATCAGCAGAAGGAGCAAAATTGGAATCCCCAACATTTGATGTTGGTGAACCAGTTGAGGTCGTATCTGAAGGTGGTGAGAAGTCAATGGCGCCAGACGGTGAGCATCAAGTAGTTCTTAAAGACGAAAGTGGAAACGAAAACAAAATCAGATTTACAACCAAAGACGGCATTATTACTGAAAGAAGTAATGTTGAAGAGGAAAAAATGTCTGAAGAAAAGATCGCAGAAATTTTTGCATCGGCTCTTAGAAAACTTGAAGATAAGATTGATAGAATTGTTGTTAAGCAACAAGATCTTGAAACATCTTTCAACAAATTCTCAAAAGAACCAGCAGGTCAAAGAGTATTCACTCAGAAGACCATAACAGAAAAAGCTTTTGAACCAAACTCAAGAATGGATCAATTCAAAAAGCTTAGAGAAGTTCTTTCTCACAACTAAACTAAAAAATAAAACAAATACAAAAATGAAAAAAGGATTAGTAAAATCAAAGTTCAACTATGACTTAGGCGGATTGTCTGCATATGTTGATCAACTTTCATCTGATATTATTTCGGAAGCAGTATTGTCACCAGTTACAATGAAATATTGTAATGTTGTTCCAGGTATCAAAGGAACACAAAATGTGAATTTGCTTTCTGAAACTATTTCAGTGCAAACAGGAACAACTTGCGGATTTAATGACGCTGGTGATGTAACATTTACAGCAGTTCCATTAGCTGTTCAAAGCTTAAAGGTGAATCAATCTTTATGTCTTGAGCAATTAAACACATTATGGTTAGGTCAGTATTTAAATGCTGGATCTTACAACGAAACAGCTCCATTTGAAGCTGCTATTACAGACCTACAAACTAAACAAATCAAAAGATACAATGAAGATTTAATTTGGGGTGCATCAAGTGCTACTTCATCTTTCTCTGGTTTTAAAGAATTACTTGCTAACACATCAGGTGTTGTTAAGTTAACAGGTCAAACTGCATTATGTTCAGTAACAGGTTCTTCTACACAACAACAAGCGTATAATGTATTAACACAAGTTGATAACATCATCGCTCAAATTGATAGAAATATCTACGACAGAGATGATATCGTGATCTTCATGAGTCAACAACAATTCAAATGTTACTTAGTAGCAATTAGAAATGTGAATAACTTCCATTTCACTGAACCAACTTTAGGTCAAGTGTATGAAACATTCCACCCACAAACTAACTATAAAGTAGTTGGTGTTCCTGGTTTGAATGGTTCTAACTTAATCGCAGCTGCTCCTCAACAATATTTCCTAATCGGAACTGACTTGATGAGTGATGAAGATTCGTTCAGGGCTTGGTGGAGCATGGACTTCCAAGAGGTTAAACAAAGTAAGAATCATATGCAGTTAGAAACTGAGTTTTTAATGGCATAATTCAAGACCTCTATAAATTGGGTGAATTGCTGGAAAATCCGATGGGACAATCAGCAGCCGAGTTTCCGAAGTGAAGAAAGTAGGAAAAAGGTTCAACGACTAACAGGTGAGTAACACAAACAATAATCCTGACACGAGCGCCCGACACCAATAAAACGGTGATGATATAGTCTGGACACTACGAATAGATGAAGGTAGTGAAATTAAGGATAAAGAGCCTTAATGATAACAAAACGAGAATGATGTCAGCTTGGAAAATTGGAACTGCTATCGCATTTCCTGAGTTCTTCGTAACTAATGGTTTATCTTAATTGATAACCCGAAAAAATTATAAAGGGGAGTGAATAACTCCCCATTATTAAAACATAAACAGGTAAATAAATTTATAATACAATGGCTTGTAATTTAACAAACGGGATTGTTCTTGATTGTCGTGACAATGTTGGTGGTTTGAAAAATATGTGGGTTACAGATTTTGATAACATCACATCTATCACAAAAACTTCAACTGGTAACACAGCAGATACAATCACTTCAATTTCAGGATCAGGAACTTTCTATGAGTTTCAATTGATCAGACAAACAAGTTCATACACTTCAACTGTAAATGCTTCACTTGAAGCGGGGACAGTTTTCTATAGTGATGAATTAGTAGCTTATTTCAATAAAATGGAACAAGCGAAAAGAAATATTATCAAAACTTTGGCTCAATCACAAAGATTGGCTGTTGTTTTTGAAGATAATAACGGAGATTACTTCTTGATGGGTGAATCTTATGGTGCTTTCGTAACAGCTGGAACAATTGTTTCTGGTCTTGCTTTGGGAGATGCTAACGGATACAACTTAACACTGGGTGCTCTTGAACCATACCCTGCGAATCAATTAAGCGGATCTTTAGCTTCAATTACTGTAGGTATCACAGTTCAATAATCAGATCTAATAAAATAAAACACGGGGGGATTAAGTTCCTCTCGTGTTATATTTATTCATATGCTAATAATCAAAACAAATCAGCTTAATACATTGGTGGTTACAGTATCTCAAAATGCTGAACTTTCAAATCCACAATGGTTATTTAGTTTCACTCACATTTTCACAAAGGACAAAGTGTCTTTCGTTTTGCCTAATACATCATCACATCAAAACAGATATGATGAGTTTGTATTTACAGAAGGACAAGCTGCTGGTCAAATTGCCTTCCCTTTTGAAGGACAATATTTGTATACCGTAAGTGAACAGGTAGCACAGATTCCAACGAATACCAATCCAGCATTAGCGTATAATGTTGTTGAGAATGGTTTGGCTCTTGTTATCGCAACTTCTGCTGAGACAACAAATGATTATTATGTTGAATTTATTTCATCAAATGAAGATAACTCAAACTATCTATTTGCTCCTGATGAATTAAATCCTCCCACGCCAACACCAAGTGTTACAGCAACACAAACTCAAACACCTTTTGTTACACCAACATCAAGCCCGACTAACACACCAACTCCAAGTGTTACTCCGACTTTAACTCCAACCAATACTGCCACACAAACAAACACACCAACGAATACACAGACACAAACAAACACGCCTACTAACACCAGCACTCCTACAAACACACCAACTCCAAGTATCACTGCAAGTCAGACAATGACCCCTACTCCGAGCATTACTGCCAGTCAGACAAATACTCCAACTCCAAGTATTACTCCTACTAATACTATGACGCAAACACAAACACAAACTCAGACAAATACTCCAACTCCAAGTATTACTCCTACTAATACTATGACGCAAACACAAACACAAACACAAACTCAGACAAATACTCCCACACCAACTAATACACCAAGTCCAACCCCTCCATTCAATCCAATCTCTCTTAATCCGATGATTTGGGTTGATTTCAACGATACTTCTACTTTAAGTTTAAGATCAGGACAATATGTTCAATCAGTATCAAACAAGGGTAATTGGACGGCATTTACAGGGTTCTCACAAACGACAGCAGCAGATCAACCAAGTTGGAGTGCTTCAACTATGGGGACTGGAATGAGTGCTATTACGATTTCTAATGATTTCTTACAAGCATCACAAGGTCTTACTGGTTCAAGTTGGAATACATTTATTGTTAATAAACACGCAAATACAACATTCCAATTTTTAAGAATAATTAATCAGGGTGGAACAAGTAAAGTTTGGTCTAATTCTACATTTAATACAACTTACGGTAATTCAACTTATTTACTTCAAGGTGCAAATGAATATAGAGCCAGATTTAACAATTATACCGCTTACACAACACCACATATTATTCAATCATATATGAGTAATTCTGCTACAACAATAGTAGATTATTTAACGATCAATAATTCAGCACAAACTAAAACTTTTATAGTTAATTCTGTTATTTCAACAGATGCACCAGGAAACATTACATCTCCTCAATTTAGAATTGTAAATGAGGACAGTGTGTATTTTGATGTTGATGGTGAGATTGGTGAAATGTATTTCTTTGATAAGGAACTTACATCAACACAACAAACGAACTTAATAAACTATCTTAAAACCAAGTGGGGAATATCATAATGAAAGGATGGATTAAATATAACGAACAAGAGGTTCAACAGGCATTAGATTTGGTAAATCAAATAAACGATTGTCTTGGTTTTCCTGAGGGTGAAACTACAACTTGGGATAACCCAACCGCATTATGTTCTTTGGATGCTTTAAGTGCTTATACGGAGTTTTGGGGATATGTGGTAAAGATTGATACAGAACAACTAACAGATTGTTTAACACCACAACAAGTTGAAAGTGTAATTCAATTACCAGAAGGATTGGCTATATGTGGATCTAATCAAACAATAAATTAAAGATATGGTAGGACAATTAACAATAAGTGAGGTTGAGGCGTTATCAGGTAAAACTTATTCTAATGGTTGTTATTATAACCCCATACAAGACAAGAACGATAACTGGGTTATATCAACAGAAGAGATAGATCAAACAACTGATCCTGAGTTCTTATGGATTAAATCAATATCCTTAATACCTTTTGAAGGAAAGGTATGGAATTTCCCTTCAACTGATTAAACCACAAAAAAGATATATTTATAGATATGAGTGAAGAACAAAGTAATAATTTTCTCAAGGTATTTGAAATGGCTCAGGCTAATGTTCCGATCATTGAAGAGAATTTAATAATCAATACAAGAACGCCATGGGTCTATTATGGACCTAACAACCTCGCTCCTCAGGAACTAATTAGATTATACAATTCAAGTCCAACACATAGAGCTGCAATCATGAGTAAGTGGTTTGGTGTAAGAGGTGAATCTATCTCATTAAAAAATGGTGATGATTCAAGATTACTTATGGCTAACTCAATCGGAGAAAGTGTTTATGATATCTGGCAGAAAGCAACTTTGGATTTCATTTTATATGGTGCTGTAAGTTTAAATATTGTGTGGAGAAAAGATAGAGATCAAGGATTTGAAATCTATTATACAGACACATCAAAACTGAGAGCTGGTAGAACAGATATGCATGATAGAATCAATGACTATTATTTCTCAGCAGATTGGGCTTTCCCTAAGAAAGAACCATTTGTTCCAAGAAGATTACCAGCATTTAATATTACATCAGAAGAGCCAAGTCAAATTTATTATTATACAACACACTCTGTTGGAAATAACTATTATGCAACCCCGACATATTGGGGAGCTGCTACTGCCATTTCTACAGAATTGGAGATATACAATTGGTGGTTTAACTCAATTTGTAATAACCTACAACCGTCACTTTTTGTTTCAATTAACTCAGGAATTCCTGATCCTGAACAGAGGGAAGATATCTATAGAACACTAACCCAAAAGTATGGAGGATCAAACTCAACTTCTAAGTTGATGTTAACCTTTGCCAATTCAAAAGAAGAAGCACCTGAGATCACACAAATTGCAACCAATGGTTCAGATAAAATGTGGATTGAGATGGGAGCGAGTGTTCAACAAGCTATCTTAACATCACATCAAATTTCATCAGCAGAATTATTGGGTATTCAAACACCTGGTGCTTTAGGAAGCAGAGATCATCTGGAAGCTCAGGACCATTTTAATCGCTTAGTGATCGCTCCGATTCAAACTGAGATCAAAAAAGTATTTGAGAAGTTATTGAATTTAAGAGATGGTCAACCAGCAGATATTGAAATCAAACAATTCAAGATGGTATCATTACCTGATGAAGCACCAATTGAAACAATCAATGTTGACAAGACAGAAGGATTGGATATAAATAAAAACGAAACAATTAATTAATTATGTCGCAAGCATTAATTCCACAAAATATTTTGCTCGTTAGTGAGAACAAACTTAAAAACTTTACTGATATTGATCCCAATGTTACGAGTTCAGTTTTACTTCCTTTCATCAGCGTTGTTCAACAAACCCGTTTAGAATATCTGGTAGGTGGAAGATACTATCGTCAATTATTAGATCAAGTTTCTGGTTCAACTTTAACCGATATCAACAACAATTTCTTACAATACTTCTGTCAACCAATGTTAATTTGGGCAGCTTACCGTGAGGCGCTTCCATCAATTTTTATGAGAATCAAAAATAATGGTATTGTTAATGGATCTGAGAATACTGTTTCCATGAAAGAGATGGAGTGGATGTATAACAGAGCTGATGATAGATCACAATTCTTTGAACAAAGATTGATTGATGAGGTAATCTATAATAGTGGAAATTATCCTTTATGTTTTAGTTATAATACATCTGATGGATTGTTTCCACATCTTTCAAAAAATTACTTCTCAGGATTACAATTAACCAATGGTGGAAGAAGGGGGACTTATGATATGATTCCAAGAGGAATGCCAGTCTTTTCTGACCCAACATTTTATTGTTGTGGATTTTAATTATGAATAACGAATTATTATTAATCATATCAAATACTTTAACTGCTACGGCTTCATTCTTTGTTGGTCGTAAGAGAAAACAAGCAGACACTGATAACGCAATTCTCCGTAATATGGAAATTGTGATATCAAGTTATAAGGTATTAATTGACGATTTGAAGATTGAAATACAGAATCTAAACCTCAAGGTCCAAGATTTGGAAAAGAAAATAGACGAATTGCACGAAGAAAATAAAATCCTTAGACGAAAAGGAAAATCAATATAAGAAATGGCAATACCAGAAAGAGAATCAGGAGAAGATAAAGATAAATTTGTTAGTCGTTGTATTTCGTCAATTATAGACGAATACGGACAGGAACAAGCTGCTGCGATATGTTATACCAAAGCAGAGGAGAAGATGTCTAAATCAACCCCTAAAGACGAAACAGAGGTATTTGTTTTGAAGCCAAAGAAAAACGAGAACAGAGGTCTCTATTTATCTCGTTGTTTATCCAATTCAAGAATGAAATCACAGATGCCTAATAGAATTGAGAGAGGTAACTTTTGTTTAAACTCATTCAATTCATATTACAAGTATTGGGCTAAGCTTGAGGACTTCGCTGACATTCCTGAAGATTCAGCACTTGGTGAGTGTATTGCTCATGAAAGAGCCAAGGGTTCTGATTATAGAACAGCCTATGCTGCTTGTTCAACTAAGGTTGTAGCACAACCAGGCCCCGTTGTTATGGGTGACGAATTGATAATTGAACCTGTTTCGTTTGAGGAAAAAAATAAAAATATAAAACAAAAAATATAAAAAATGGCTAATTTATTTACAATAAGTATGAAGAGTGGTGTTGATACAACAATAACAAGTATATCAACAATGACGGGTGCTACGAATACTTTTACAATAACGGGTGGAACATTTCCACTTGTTGCGGGAAGCCCTGATATTACAGGAACATATACAACAATAAACGATGGTTTTAACTCTCAAACGGGAACTATATTTATGTTCTTGGTTGAAGGCTCCGCTCACATAGATTACCTTGTGGGTGGTGTAGAAGTATTTAGTGGGGATTTTGGTAGTGGGTTCGCACAAATACCAGGCCCTATTGTTACAACACAAGATTTAATTTTTAACATTTATAATATTGTTGAACCAACACCCACACCGACTAACACACCAACACAAACAGGAACTGCTGCGGTGACACCTACACCAAGTGTGACTAATACTCAAACAGGGTCACCCACACCTACCCCATCAGCAACTTAAAATAATTGGAAAAATAATTTACATAAATTACCGAGATACTATATTTATTAGTAGAGATTGGTTGATCTATTGTTTATCCATCAGTTGTTTATTGAAGACCAATTTCTAAGATGCTCACTTTATATGTTTAAAAAGCAGGAACACTAAAAAAGTTCCTGTTTTTTTATGC